TAGCTCCAATGCTTCAGAAACAAACTTGGCATCGTCGATGGTTGTTTCGTAGTTCTGTGCGCCTACAGCTTCAACGATCACACCCTTAGCAGCATTGAGTTGGTCAAACTCTAAGGCACTAGATTTCTCTTGTTCAATCTCCATACGTTGAAGGTCAAACGCCAAGAAATCAGCAAGCGCTTCTGGTGGGTGCCCTTTTTCAAGAGCATACGCCATTGCTTTATCCAGCACATCATCCTCAATATTGACCCCCTCTGGCATCTCCGGTAACTTCAGTGCAGCTTTATATGCTGCAACGTCCGCTGGCAGTTTAACTTCAGCTGCTGGTAGACCAGCTTCAATCTGCTTTGTAAGGTCAGACTTTGTCTGATTCAGTTCAGTAATGGTGCGCTGGGCTTCCTTATTGGATTTGAAAACATCAGCGATGTTGGTGAAGGTCGAGCCATCAGCGTATTCACCGATGCGTTCTTGGTATCCTTCTGAGAAGGTAAGGTCATCACCCACAAGTGGGGCGGGTGTGGAGTCAATAGTAGTTTCTGGGTCCATTTGGTTATGTAGTTAGGTTTTTGTATGAGATATCTTTGATGCGTCCGGTGTAGCGACGAAGGAACACTTCTTTAGTGAAGCCTCCATTGCGTGCCCACTCAATAAAGTCTGGGGTAAGATCACCAAGGTGCTTACTGCGCACTGGAGACCCAGTGAGATCAACGACATCCTTGTAGCGACCAGAGGGTGCTTTTATTTTCTTCCCACTTTTAATCTGCTCGTTCAGCTCCCGGATCTCTTGCTCTAAGCTTTCGATCAGCTTGGAGTCTTGTGTCCGTTGCTTTCGAAGACGTTGCACTTCTGAAGTTTTAGCAACTGGTTTAGGGTCTTCAATTGGCTCCGATGGTGGGGTCACCTGGGTGATCTTAGAGACCTCTTTCCCTATCGGTCCAGCATACTTACCACCGCCCTCAGTGTAGCTGACATCGTCCAGCGTGGGGTTATACGTGGCAACGTGCTCAGTGTTTCGGAGAATGTGAAAATTCTCCCCGGTTTTCTTGTGTGTATATTCTGTGGCCATTGGTTATATTTTTGAAAGCCATGTGATTACCTCCTTGATGCTGTCCCGACGCATTGCAGCAAGGGTGGAAGCATGATAGTTCATTGTGGCTAGTTCACTCATGTCAAAGCAAGAATCGTCAAAATTCCACGCTTCTTTGAGCGCATCCACTGCGTCTGCCCTGACACCAATGTCTTGGGAGAAGAGTCTCCGAATCCGTTCACGGAGGTTGGCATCCGCACGGAGAGCCTGTAGCTCTTTCTCTGGTATCTGTTTTGCCATTATTGCAGCTGAGTAGCTTGAGCTTGGTCTAGCATGTCCGTCTGAATCTCAGGGGCAAACTTAGAGGCAGTATCAGCAGCTTGCATCGCTTGCTGCTGCTGGCTTGCCTCCTGCTGCGCTTGTAGGCGTGCTTGGGCTATCTCCATCACTTCACGCTCTGGACGCAGCTGAGGGGCATGGAAGCCGTATGTACGGGCAAGCTCGCGAGTGTGTGCTGCAAGGTCTACTTCGTCCAACACAGTCGGATCAACAGAAGCATACTGCTGGAGACGGAGGAAGAACTGATCTTGATGCTCAACTGCCTTACGTTTCATGACCCGCGCCAAGTTCGTCTGGAACGTGGCGAGGGGGTCAGGGATTTCGTAAAAACCATTCGATTCCTTGAGAAGTGCTTCCGGTGGGTCCGGAAAGAGACCCTTGCGGAGACAAATACCAAACAAACGACGAGATAGCATCGGGTTGATGTCCGCTTCGTAGCGAGCATTGACACCCACGAAGAGCATCTCAGACTGGTCACGGATACCACGAAACTCCTCAGCAGTCATTTCCTTCTGCACATCGGAGTATGGTTGCCAAATTGCATTGAAGAAAAGCTTACGGATCTGGTCCTGCTTGTCCCTGATGCGGTCCTTACCTAGCGGGTAGTCCCCACCAGTGGCCCACTCACGGACACCACCACCGGGGGTGCTGAGAGCACCGGCACGGGTGAGAGTCTTCTGTCCTGGGCGCATGTCAATGTCCCCCACCATGCCAGCTTCTGCTAGGATGCGTGGGTTGATCTTGATGTCGAGCAACAGGTCAAGTGATTCTTGCAGGTAGTTGACCTGCGCGATGGCTGGCATTGCCTTACGAGCGGGAGAAACTCCCCAGATAATCCCATCAGCGCCATGCTGGAAGCGTGAGACCATCGTATTGAACTCATGCATCCCAGTCTCTTCAATGAGATTCTCGTCTTCATCGGCAATGTAGAACTCCTCGTAAGGCATGTTCACGTTGTCAATCTTACTAGGATCACGCTCTTGGCGAGGCTGAACAACGTGCCAAATCTTAAATTTCTGTGAGTGAAGCTTCTTGGGGTTGCCAAGCGCGGCTTGCACTTTCGCTCCAAAGTTCCCTCTAGGAAATTCTTTAGTGAGCTGGTGCGCCGTTGCCATAAAATGACGGCGAAGAGTATCTGGGTTGCCTTGAAGATCCTCTTGAAAGGTGTAAGTCCCTACCGGTGAATGCTTAAAGTAGAACGGGGAGTAGCGGTCCTGCGTCTCGTAGCACATCATCATCCCCGTGCCGACCGAAGCTCGCTCTA